CGATTCTTTGCCTTTCTCGAAATGGGTGTGACGAGTGCGGTGTTCATGAATCTCGATGTCGATGTATGCAATCTAGATGATGATGCAGGTCTCGTCGAGATCATGTGTGCCAGTATGAGAACCGGCACATCTCGTCGAGTTTTTAGAATTGAATCTCGTCTAGGGTTGGAACATTATCTTGACTAGATTCACCACTGTCCATCCCATCACACAGTGCATCAAGAATCGAAAGGATGCTGTTCCCATCAGTGCCTAGATTAAGTTGAGCGATCAGAAGTTCTTTGGTCATCAGTCGTCTCCGAAGTTGTTAGAAAGAAAGTCCTCAAGTTCAGTGAGTTTGGATTCACTCAAGTTCCAAACATACTCACTGATTACAGTATCGAAAAGGTCGGGATCTTCACGACACTTTTCTTTCAGAAACCACTCAAGTTCAGTTCGATTGGTCATACAATCACCTTCAGTTCACGAAGTTCGTTGTCGATGCAGTCAAAGATTTCAGTGTAGAGGTAATCATAATCATCCTCCACGTTGTTGAGAACTCGCTCTGCAATCTCACGGGGTTGAGTCACCTGATCGCCATTATCATCCATCACGAATACATCTTCGCTGGTGAAGATAAATGCAGCGACAGGAGCATCTGCACCCTGTTGTTCAATCAAACGATCAACAGATTCTTTGAGTTGTTGAAGAGTTCGTGCCATAATGATTCAGGAAAGAACGTGAACAAAGTCCAGGGAAAATACACACCAACCAGCGTAATCAGTCACCTCTTCGACTAACGCATCAGCGATTGCTTCGTCATCATCGTCATCATCAACTTCCACCTCAAAGACATTACCAACCACAGAATCTACAACCTGCTGTTGTTCTTCTGCGGGAAAGTCTAAATCATCAAAATCAAAGGAAACTTCGGTGACTTGAAGTGTAAGAGTTCTCATCATCAATTAGAGGGAAAGTTAGCACAAACAGAATCACACAGAGTTTTTATCAATTCATTCTGTGTATTAACGTATTCATCACCCCAAGTATCCCAAAACAACGATTCAACGATACATTCAATGTCACTCATGAGTTGTTCACGAGCACTCAACATTTCAAGTTTGGGATTCATTTACGCAGGGGAGAATTGAAGTAACGAGTGAAGCATAGCACCAGGATGATGCCAGTGGAGATGACACCGACCAGTCCGAGAACTGTCACACCATCACCAGTGAAGTTGTAAGTGTCAATCATTGTAGTCGAAGAGAGCATGGATTTTGTTACGAATGGAGTAGACATCTTCTGGATCGAAATCATCATCATCCAGAGCATGACCTACCATAGCATAGATCAGATCCCACTGATCCTCACTGAACAGTGCGCGGTAGATGTTTCGGGAGAGGGTGTCAGGCATGAGGTGTGTTCCAGGAACAAAGGTAATGTAGAACGGATCAGGTGGGAAGTCTAGGGGTCTTGTGCCAGTGATCAGACTGTCACATTGCTATTGACAAACTCATTGAAGGATTGCTCAGGGTCGGCATCATCCCAGAGTTCGGGAATGTCGAAGATCTCACCTTCGCAATCTTGAATCTCAGACCAGAAGTCGGTGTCGAAGTCCATGTCGGTGTGTGTGGTTGACAAAGGAACAATAAACCAAAAAGGGGAGTGTCACCACCCCCCATTGTGCCAGTTATCAGACCTCCACAAGCAGATCGCTCTTGCGGGCACGGTGGATGTAGGAACCCACAGAACCCTCAGGATCGGCAATCACTTGCTCCAGATCTGCAACAAAGGTGCTAGGATCGGCAGCACGGAAAGTGTACTGCTTATCGTTGCTAGTGAATTGAATGTTCACTTGCTCACCATCCATGCTCAGAGTCGAGATGGCAGTGCTATTGATGTTGAAGTTACGCATGATGTTGTTTGATTTAATTAAGATAGGTCAGATTAGGCACATTGTGTGCCAGGAGGCGAGAGAGAATCGAACTCTCAAGACCCAGTGTGCCACCACCGCCTCATGTATAAGATTATAGATGGGTCTCGACGCTTTGTCAAGACCCTTATGCCAGTTTCTATGCTGTCACATAGTTTGGAATCTCGACGAGTTCCACTGGTTTCCTGTACTCAATCTTGTAGCACTTCCAGTTATCGTCGAGATTGTACAGGTAAGCGTACTCTTCACCACCAAGATTTCCACTCACAAACTCGTCGAAAGAAGTGTGGGCAATGTCTAGTTCTTCACCCCTCTCAGTATAATACAGAGGTTGGGGTTCACGATCATCCTTATACATCAGATAACCTGCGGCATCTGAAATATACTCTCCGTTCTCATCACGAAGAGGGGAAGAATGATTCCAATCTCCACGAGTACGCAGAGAACTGATACCACCACCGTCGATGAGTTCTTGTACATCTTCACGGTTCTGATAGTGTTCTACCAGAATCTTACCATTGCCTTCAGGATATCCATCCCAATGACAGTAGACACTGACCACAGAATGATCAGGAAGTTCGATGCCGATGCGTGAACGGGTTCCCATGATGTTTGGTTGGGTTGACTTGTTTAGTATAGGGCACCAGAGCGGTGTCTGTGTGCCCCGTGGACAGTCCTTAAAGTGTCACAGAAGGTCTTCGTACTCTCCAGACTCCAGAGCGTCTTCCAGAGCGGTTACAAGACCGTCGAAGTCTTCAGACGATGGTAGCACACCGATGAGGATGTCCACAAGGTCTCCGTACTCTTCACGGAGTTCATCCAGGTACTCAGCGCGATTTTCGTAACCGTTGTCAGTGTAGATGGTCATGAGTGGTTCAGGTGTGTTGAACGAGTTCAGTATGGCAGGAATCTGGTGAGAACACAAGACCCAGTGTGCCAGTTGTTCGAGTGTCCCGGTTGGTTGGTTTCGAACTCACTCAATGTACATCAGAACAATGTGAGTTGCTTTTCCCCATGTGCCAGTTGAGGTTTTGGCATAAGAAGGGTCTTTAATCGTTCTAGATGTGATACCGCCTCAGTCCCTGCACAAAAGTCTACGGGCACACCATGATCCGTATTAAAAAATCCATAAGAATCCACAGAACTCTTGTATAGTATTGAGTTATCATAAAAATAAACCCAGTTCTCATCAATAAAAAATTTCAAAACGGATCAAACTCCTTTATGGTAGCATGTACATCCTCATCACCTTCTAGTTCTAGAAGTTCCTTCCAATCCATGTGCTCTATGTCCAGATCTTCATAACACATAAGATCCAGTGTAACCTGTACTAGACGCTTCTGTGTGACCATAAGAACCCTGTGCAATGTGTACTAGATTATATCATGCATAGTGACGATATGCAAGTGATTCGTAATCATGTGAATCTCGTGCATAATCCTCGTCGAGATCTGATGTATACTCGTCGAGATCTGCATGGTCGTTTGTATATGTATAGTCGAGATCGTAGTCGTCGTACATAACTCGTCGAGATTAGGTGAACATTGATAGTATAGCACGATTCTCGACTAGATGCAAGTCTCGTCGAGATCTTATGAGTCTATATAGGTGTTCTCGACTAGATTTTGCGTTTTTATGAGTATTATAGGGCAAATTATAAGATTTGTCAAGACTCGTCGAGGTCTTATGTGGGTCTCACAGTATTTTTGGGGGTGGGGCTTGACAAATTGCGCGTCTTATGCTATGCTCGCCAAACTTGCATAAGAATCTGACATTTATAAGAATTCAAAGGGGATTTATAAGAATTCAAAGGGGATTCATAAGGTTTTCCACACAAATATACCACTTTTCCACAAGTTTTTCCACAACTCTAACCGTAATATAAGCAAATCTTAACAAAAGAGTATACACACAATGCTATAAGTGTTCTTTGCAATACTATAAGAGTATACATACAATACATTAATCGTTCTTTGCAATACACCACATATGGCGCAGGGTATAGTGTATGTCATTATCAACAAAGAAACGGGTCACAAATACCTGAATGCAACGATGCTTCCAATGAACAAGGAATGGCAGAATCACATTCAGGCATCAAACAGAATGTCCAGTCAACTCATACACAGAGCATTTCGTCAATATGGACTACACAAGTTCATGATCAAACAAATTGATGAATGTGATGAAAAGATACTAGAAGATAAAAAAATTTATTGGTTTGAACAATATAAACCAGAATACAATGATCCTTTACCTAAAAAGAAAGTAGAACCTATTGAAGTTAAAGATGAGATTGTAGTTCAAGAAAAGAAACAAACATGGAGACAATTAAAACCAGAAGAAAGATCAACTGGTAAATGTAAAAG